AATGGAGTGATTGCCATAGTAGGTTGGCTACAAACTAAAGCTCCAAACTGTTGTTTACCTGTCATCCCATTATTTATATTCATATTTTGATTGATGATACTAGAATTACCCACCGCATTTGGTTGGGCTATAACATCTGTATCTCCTTCTGCTCTTACTGAAATTTGGATGTTACTGACTAAACACACTAAGAGAAGTAATAACGGATGTCGTAGTAATGTCATCTGTTTGAGTTATCTGCTCGGTTAAGGTTGAGGCTGCTCGTGTTGTGGTAGTCAATGACCAATCAGCAGTATTATCTGTTGGTGTAAAGATAGCGTCTGTCGCTTCTATGCCACCACTAGTTGCTGACGTTACAGTAATGTTTGAACCTTCCCAAGAACTCAGGGCTGACCCATATTTCTCAGTAACTATGGTGCGATCTATTGTCTGAGTAATATTTTCAGTTTTATTACTAGATCCTGTAGTCCAAGAAGGCTGTACCCCATTAGCAAAAGCAGATAAAGGTGTTGTTAGCAAAGCTAATAAAAGTAGTTTCTTCATTGGTTTACTTTTTTGTATCTTTATTATTACTTATTGTAGGTGATTTTGCACCCCCATTATTGTTACCCTTCTTACCAATAGACAAACCCAGGCTGGCAGTTGATGCACTAAAGATCGAAGCTATGAAAGTTGGATCAAAATCTACAATCTTTTTACCATCAGGTGGCTCGTAATATGAAAGTGTTAATAGCGTTGCGGACCACAGAAGAATAGAAACTTTGACAATGGTTTCAATTTTATTTTCTTTATCGTCTTCCATAACTGCGTTTATTAGTCATACTATACATAATTACTGGTAAAGGCAATGCCTGAGATATATGGTGCATTAATAGGAGCATCTGCTACTGCACTTGTTATGGTTCTATCCAACATGAGTAGTAGAAGAGAGCGAGATATCAGAGATATCTATTATAGACTTAATAAGTTAAGTGAATCTGTAAGTAGGTTGGAAGGACAAATTAAATAATATTTGCTATGTTTGGAAAAACAAACAAACTATGTACAAATTACTGAAGCCTATACTATTACGCTTTCTTACAACGACAGGTTGTAAAAGATTAGTAATAGATTTATGTCGTGCATTTGTAACTCAAACCTCGAACACATTAGACGATAAGTTAGTTGATCTGCTTGAGCAGAATTTGTTTCCTAAATTAAATTAATGAATAAAGAAAAATTTCTCAACATCGAAATTGAAGAACCACCTATAGAGTTACAGCTATCGGTTGAAATGCGTATTAGAGAAGTTTTAAAAAGTGATGATTACGTTGGTGTAAAAAAATATTGCACACATTTAATAAGACATCAGATGAGACAAGATGTATTTCTTGCAAGTTTGTTAGGAAGAATAATAGAACTTGAATGTTTACTAGATAAAAAACATAGAGCAGATGAATTAAATACTATGGACAAAATAAAAAAATTCTTTCATAATTAAAATAAAAGGAGATTATTATGCCAAAAGGTAAAGGAACATACGGCACAAAAAAAGGTAGGCCACCAAAGAAATAAAAGGTTGGCCTACTAGGTTCTAGTTCTCTTCCCCAACTCTAGAACCGATACCTCAGAGTGTTTTCTGGTCTGCCACTCTGGGGTATTTTATTTAAAATGGAATCTCGTCTACCTCTGGTACTTTGCGTGAACCATTCCACTCATCTAAATTATCATTGCCTTTATTAGATGGTGGTATATCTTTGCGGACAGGTTGGTAATCATTATCTACATCAAATATATTTACTAATATTGAAGCATTGTTTTCTTTGCCACTAAAATCAGGAAGCCCTGCAAAATTTATAAATTTATCTATCAACATAAATTGACCGCCATTGTCATTCTCCATAATAGCTCCAACATTTTGATAGTTAGCCTTGGGATTACCATCCCTATCTTTGTAACCTCGTGTCTTGACGGATAGGTTCTTGATTTTTCGTGCCATAAGGTGTCTCCTTTAGTATGCGTATGCGGACAAATCCTCCAAGTGTGTCGGTGTCCATTGTTGATATAACAGTATTGAATCGTTTGTCATTAATGCGTAATGCATCAGCAAGTCCATCAATACCTGACTTCATTCTAGCAACTAAATTATCTCGGTCATAATTACGTTTGTTTGGTGGTATGAATGTCATTTCTAAAACTAATTTTTCTGGCAATTCATTATATTTATATTTTTTTAATTGCTCTTTTGAAACACTATAACAATCTTTCCTATATATTTTTTTTGCTTTGGCAAGCTTCGCCCAATGCAATCTAGCGTTAGGTGACAAGTCAGATGGTGGCCAACCTAAAACTATACTAATCATCTTCTAACCTCTTTATCTCTGCCGTAATGCGGTCATAATTAATGGCATAAAACTTATCTTCTAAACCTTCAAACATCCATTGCCTATCTAATTCTGCTAATTGGCATTTGTACTTTGCAATTTGTAAGACCGTTGACTCTTCCATCAAAACAAAACTCCTTGTGTACTTGGTTGATATGACGCATCATATCTTTTGTTATCACCCTTTGGATATGGGTGAATTTCATAATTTAAATTTTCTAATATTTTATTTTTATTTTTTCCTTTTATAAATATATATCTGTGTTTCGGGTCTATATTTATTTCTTTTAATCTCAACAACTTTATTACTTCTTGCCTATCAGGATACCATTCAAACGCTGTCATAACATCATCCAATGTATCGTCAAAATGTAGTATTGCTTTTAACTTTAACCAATCATCCACACTTGGAAAACTAAAACCTTTATCTAACCTAAACCAATGTGATGCTGTATCTTTATAACCAAATATTCTGTCCAATTGATTAGCAGTATATGACCGTTTGTTTTCTCTTAAATAGTTTGCAATAACAATCCTATCTAATTCATTTTCATTTATTCTTTTTTTTCTGTGTTTAATATTTTGTCCTTTAAGTTTGTCTTGTATGTGTCCTAAATTTCTAAAATGAAATTCTTTACCTTCCTCATCTACCAATTGTTTAGTGTTAGTTGTTGTACCTGTATATAAAAAATTACAAGCTTGATATATATAGCCATGATGGTTCATGTTAATGTCACTAAAACTAATAATAATTTCAAAATTATTTATTAATTTAATTGCATTGCTTACAAAGTAAGACAAACAATTTTTTGGTAACCCTTCATTTACACATAACCTATTTAATTCTATAACTTTATTCTTATACTTTTTACCTCCTACACTTTCACACAAAGTTGGACTAGGTGGCATACCAAAAGTACAAACACCTTCTAATAAATTGTTTTTATATAGTCCAAATGCATAAGTTATTGATGGCACTCTTTTAGCGTAGTGTTTTTTTAATAGCCATTCTCTGCATTCAATAGACATTATCTGTTTGATTGCGTATGTCTTAGGTATTGTCATTAAAATAAAACTCCTTGCGTTGAACATTCATAACTTGCATCGTATTTTTTATTGTCACCTTTTGGATATGGTTCTATGGCATAAGCTAAATGTTGCATCATTTCTTTTTTTTCTTTTTTATTTGCTATTAAATAAAAATATCTATGTTTTCTTGGTCTATCAATTACATAAAATTTATTGCTGTTAATTCTTTCTTCTAAAGTATATTGTTCGCAAATAGTTTTACTGTGTTTATCACTATCACGCATTCTCCATTCAGTTCGTTTGGCTGTTAACCCTGTGTATATCCAATTAGTTGCTTGATAAATGTAACCATGATGACCCTGAGATGTATCAGCATATGAAACCAGAACACAAGGTTTTGGCAGGTGTCGAATTGATTGTGAAACAAAAAAGCTTAAGACATTTTTACCCAAATTTTCGTTTACAATTAATCTATTTAATTCTAAAAAAATATTAGTGTACCTACCATTAAATGACCCAACAACTAAACTTGGTGATGGTGGTGAACCATAACTAATAACCCCTTGTAATTGTTTGTTTGCGTTGTACAAACCAAAGCAGTTCATAATATTTGGTATACGTTTTGCATAATGTTTTTTTAAAAACCATTCGTGGCATTCATAATTATTTATTTTTTTTACTGAATAATTTTTATGTATA